GCGACCTTGTAGGCTGCAAAACGCTCGTCGACTTCCGTGCCAAACGCGTGGTTTGTGTAGTTGCTCAGCACCTTCACCGCAATGGCAAGAACGATATTCAGCAGATTGGTTTCGGTGAAGCCGGCCTTGAGGAAAGCTTCGACCGAGGCGGGGGTCGGTTGACCCAGGTTCTTCACCAGTTCCTGGGTCAGGGCGAACAAGGCAGCCAGACGGGCGTCCGGGATCGCCTGACCCGCGCGGATCGCTTGAAGCACGGGCGCGGGCACGCCGGAGACCTTGTCGGCGATCATGCTGTGAGCAGCCGTGCAGTATTTGCAGCCGTTGACCTGGCTGACAGCCAGGAAAACGACCTCTTGCTCCGTCGGCGTGAACCCGGAATCTTTGCGAAACAGCCCATACCCGTGCAGGTAAGTGCTGAGGATGCCAGGAACGTTAGCCATGTTGGCGTACATGTTCGGGATGAAGCCAACCTGTTTTTGCGCAGTTTCAAGGATCTCGCGCTGCGGGGCGTTGGCACTCGTGAGCGCGACGGGGGTGAGGGAATTGATGTACTTGCTGGACATTGGAGCCTCTTCCTATCTAGTGAGCTGATATTTTAGGGATTATCAAGAGGAATTAATCTTCCCTTTAGTCTCGTTATTGGCTCAATTCGTCTCGGCTAGCTGTCAGGAACGGATTAAGCGACTCAGGCGCGCAGCAAGAGTCGTTCTTGCTCCGCCCAGTCAGACGGCAGTGGCCTTAGAAGATCTTTCATGGTCAGCCAGGCTGGGTGCTTGCCGTCCAGGATCGCCTGCACAACGACCGGTGAGAGGTAGGCCAGCCGTAGGATCCGGCTGACGTAGGAAGGGTTGATCTTCTCCGCTGCGGCCAGGTCTTCGATGGTGGCGTAGGTCCCGTCGTAAAGCAGGCGCTGCCACCTGAACCCGCGGGCAATCACCTTGATCATGGTGTTGTCGATCGTGGCCTCGCGGCGCACCACACCTCGCGATCCATCCGGCAGGACGATGACCGTTTTGCCACCCCGCGGTCGAAAGGTCATTGGGATGTGGGTCGTTTCGGGCATTTGCGCGGCCTGACTCATGCAGCCTCCCCGTAGGCTTGTTGGCGGACCGTGTCTCGCAGCAGTTTGGTCATGCCTGTGGATTTCCACTTGATGCTGATCCTGTCTTTGCGCACCGTGATCCGTTCGATCAGCGCTTTGGCGATGCATGCCTGCTCAGCCGGAAATAAGTTGTCCCAGACCTGGTCAATCGACTGCAACGTTTGGATTGCATCGGCTTCGCTGATGTCTGGTCGAGACGAAGTGACTTCACGGACTGTCGCTGCAAGGATTTCCGGCGCTCTCAACACGCCCCGCAGTTGCTCGACCACAACCCCTTCGATTTCGCCGGCTGGTACACGTCGGACTTCGCAGGCCTCTTTGCCGAGCTTGATGGCGTCGGTGTTGATGTAGTAGCGGTACTGCTTTGGACCCTTGCTGGTCCAGCCAGGCGTGAAGGCCCGGCCCTCTGGGGAAAAAATCAACCCGCGCAACATGGACTGCGCCTTGGTTTCGCGCATCCCATAGCCGCCCTTGACGTGCTTGTCACCCGCTTTGAGTAGTTCCTGCACCGTATCCCAGACCTCTTGATCAATGATGGCGCTGTGTTCGCCAGGGTACTGCTGCCCCTTGTAGGCGGCCATACCGATGTAGACAGGGTTCTTGAACACCTTGTAGACGTAGCCTTTGGTGATCAACTTGCCTTGGCGTTCGATTCCCTTACCGGTGGTCCAAGACTTGGATGTGACGCCCCTGGCGCGCATGTCTCTCACAAGCGTGGCCATCGAGGGCATCGCAGCGAACCTCGTGAACATCTCCCGCACGACCTTCGCCTCTTCCGGGTTGGGTATCAGCTTGCGGTCTGAAACGTCATAGCCCAGGGGTGGCATTCCACCCATCCAGATACCGCGCTGGCGTGAGGCAGCAATCTTGTCGCGCACTCGCTCGCCAGCCAGCTCTCGTTCGAACTGGGCAAATGACAGCAGGATGTTCAACGTCAGCCGGCCCATGGATGTGGTGGTGTTGAACGCTTGCGTCACCGATACGAAGGTGACCTTGTGCTCATCAAAGATCTCGACCAGCTTGGCAAAGTCGGCAAGTGAGCGCGACAGCCGGTCGATTTTGTAGACGACGATGATGTCGACCATGCCGCTGCGGACGTCCTCCAGCATTTTTTTCAGGCCAGGGCGCTCCATGTTACCGCCGGAGAAACCTCCGTCGTCGTAGCGCTCCCGCGCCATGAGCCAGCCTTCTGATTTTTGGCTGGCGATGTAGTTTTCACAGGCATCCCGCTGGGCGTCCAGCGAGTTGAAGTTCTGGTCCAGCCCCTCTTCGGTGGACTTGCGCGTGTAGATGGCGCAGATCAGGCGACGTTCTGCCGTCATGCGCTACTCCTTGCCGAGCCCAGTCCGAAAAAGGCCCAACCGTTGCGGTTCGTGCCGGTGATGGCGCGGGCAATGCCAGACAGCGATTTGTAGCGTCGCCCCTGGTAGTCAAAGTAATCGACGCCCACAAGAACCTCAAATGGTGCGCCTTGCCACTCCCGGATCAGGCGTGTGCCGGCGATGGGGCGGTTGTCCAGGCGACGTCGCCGGACCTCCTTCTTACCCCCGTCCAATTGTTCACCCAGCAACTCAAGGCGCTTAGCGGTTTCCCGCTTGAGGCCTCCGTAGGCCAACTCCTGGATGCGGTACGCGAGGCGGGTTTCAAGGAAGCGGCGGTTGAAAGGGGGCGCGTCCTGGTGGAAGAGGTCCCGCCACATCTGCTTGAGTTCGGCGGTACTGGCGGTTTTTAGGGCGGCCACGCGGGCCACGATGGGTTCAGTCACTGGGGTTCTCCTTGGTAGTCAGGACACCCCGTACTAACGCTCTGTTCGGTCAGGTTATCAAGTCCATCCTGGCGGTCTCGCATGCGAATGACGGCCATGGCCAGGATGACGCCCACGATGGCGGCCGGGGACCGCTCAGGGTGCTTCTTCTGTGTGTTGCGGGTGGTTTGGGCTGGCATGAAGGTTCATACCGGCGCAGTACTGGCTTTTCTCAGCCTTTGTCGTGAGTGACGAGAACCTGTTATTCGGACAAAATATTCCCTGTCGCGCAAGACAATGTTTCATCGGCGCGGTTCACACAAACAAGTAATCGGACGGTGCGCAATGGGTTTTTACAAGCAATTTGAATACTTTGACCCGCAAAAAGGCAGCTTGACGGATTGGCGTTTTCCGCAGGCCTCTTCTGTCATATACCGCGCACGATCAATTCTTCGTGATCGATCCCGTGAAGAAATATTCAGCATCGCTGAAGATGCCGATCAGATCATTTCTGCATATTTCGATCAGGAAAAAGAAAGCGTCATTGATGCCATAAAAGCCGATGGTAGGTACGACCTTCTTGAGGGTGATGAAGACCGGGTGACCGGCTTCAAGGACGAAGCTGCCGAGCACTATGACGTTCGCAACTCGGACAATACGTCTGATCTTGATGCTCTCCAGGAGGCTATTGGTTCACTGTTTGATCCGACGGTCGTAGAGATTGAAGGTCTGAAAGAGTATGAATATTTCGCCGTTTTAGCACTTTGGTTGATTGGCGATTTTGTTCAAGATTACGAGCATAAATACGACTTCGCGCAGCACAAATACATACCTCGAGAACGCAACTCTCTTGATTCTTACGATACAGCAAAAGCGGCCAAGCATCTAATTGATGCAATGGAGGCCGTTTGCTACGCAGAGAAGCTGCGTGACATCGAGCGTTTGGAGCTGAAGTACCAGGAAAAAATCGAAAAAATACAGGCTGGTAAGGCTGTCAAGATCGACAAAAAAGATCTTGAAGGAATCAAGGAAGAGTTGCGTAAACAAATCCAGACAGAAAGCTTGGAGAGAAGGCGAGAACAATCAATAAAAAATAACGACATTCGCCATCAAAGCAACAGGCAGATCAAAAAATTAGTTCAGGATCAGTTTGCTCAGGATCCTCGTCGGTTCAATAGCGCGGAAAAGGCTGCACGCCACTTTGTAGACGTCTTGGAAAATCAGGGAGTTATCCGCGAGCAAAGAACGGTTGCCACTTGGATTCGTGAGGCAGCTAAAGCCCATGGCATTCGCTTTAGATGAGCCAACGATCATGAAGGCCATCATGACTTACGACGATAAAAGGCATCCTCATGGGGCTGACTGACCTAATTGGGAAAATCCAGTCAACGTTGCCAGACTTTCTGCTGATTGCAGTGAGCTCGGCAGATGGCACTCCAGATGGAGAGAATTTTCATGTCCGGATCAATGACGTTTTTGTTCCGCTGGATTACGAAAACCCAGCAGAAAAAATCAATGATTTAATTGATCTACTGCACAGCCGCGTTGTTTACAGCAGTGGTGATGCGTACTTCGAGCCACCGAAGGCGTTTGTAAATCGAGATTACGCCAAATTTACCGGGGAAGATCTGCAAGAGATATTGAGCAATCTGGCCGAGGCCCCTGTTGCTCTATTTATTTCAAAAACTGATTGGTATGTGGATGTGATGGGGTCCGGCGCTTTTTACCCTCTAAAAAAAGTAACCGCATCCGAATTCATCAACTACATCCAGGATAAGTACTGGGAAGGCGTGATCGAGTAGCACGCTCTGAAAGTATCAGATGGCCTTTACATTGGTCTGAAACGGGGTTTGCAGTCTCCGTGGGAGACCGTACATTGTCCAGACTCTTTCGAGACTGTACGTACTCCGTTGGATGATGTCCCATCTCCTTTGGTGTGTGTACGGCGACCACTGGACGGTCGTATTAATTAAGGTTTCCGCCCACCATGATTACCCCATGAAAACGAACATGGAGCCGAAATCATGGAACCCCAAACCAGCCGAACAGGCTTGCAAGATGGCACCGAAATTCCTGCAAGCAGAGCCACAAGTGAGCAGGCAGCAAACGACAGTATGTTTGTTGCGGCTGTCAATGCCGCCAAGACCCGCGCTTACAGGGCGGCAGTAACCGCCGGGCTGAGCCCAACTGAGCGTGAGGACTTGTACCAGGAGATCCTGCTCGACATCTACGAGCGCAAGGGCCAGTTCGACCCGGCCCGAGGCGCACCGGGTACGTTCACTGGTCTGGTTTCGACACACCGTACGGCCGACTTCCTCAACGCCCGCAAGGCGGACAAGCAAAAACTTGTTTTTGCGGAGCCTGAGCACGTTGACACGCTGGAAGTCGTCGCTATTGATCGGGCGATTCATGGCTGTTTTCCCTCCCAACCGTCTGCCAACGATGAGGATGGGGGGCACATTGATTCAGATCACCCTCAGGAGCTGCTCTCCAACTGGGACGGCGACGATGATCTGTTTTCGAACTCGAGTACCCAGCACGACCTGCTCACTGCGCTGGCCTACATGAGTGACGAACAGCGCAGCCTGTTCGACCTGCTTGCTGCCCACCAGGATGTTCCTGCTGCCGCCAAGGCCTCTGGGATGTCCAGCGCCACCTTCTACCGCCGTGTTGACGACCTGCGCATGCACCTGCGCATGTTCGGAATACGGCCGGCCGCCTGACCGACCGCGGGGTGGCTGAGAAAACCAGCCCCCTCGCTCGGTAAGAACCTTCAAGAACCGCAAACGCCGCGCCCCTCTGGGCGGTGGTGGTAGGCCAACTCACGCCTGGAGATTTGATGTTGAACGCAAAAACCATTGTTGAAACCACGCGCAGCCAACTCGGGTTGGGCGTTAACGCTGGCGCAGCCACCCCACCGGTGTACGTGCCACCTGAAAAACTCACCGAAGCCGGTCTGTGCGACTGGATGGCTAACGCCCTGGTTGGCCAGTCCATCCAGTACCACGAAGGCTTCCTGTTGCTGGACCGCTCTGACTCGGGCAGCGGCCTCGAGTCCAAAGACCGAAACCGCCTGCACGCACTGGCCAGGCGCGCCTGGATCGCCTGCGAGCTGGGGTTGGTCCACCTGTTCAGTCTGAAGGTGTCTGAAGGCCATTACCGCTACATCGCCGTGCGATCGGCCAGCACCCTCACACCCCCCGAAATCCGCACCCGCCTGCGCCAGGTTGGTACGCCATCCCCCGTGCGCGCCACCGGCACCCATTGAGCAAGAAAGTCCCCATGATCCCTGAACCCGATGCCCTCGACGAGGTGGGCAACTTTGTGATGGCAGAGCTTGAAAACCTGCCACTGGCAGACCTCGACCGCCTGATCCAGCGCGTGACTAACGCTGAGGACACTGCCCGCCACTACAAGCAGTTCCTCCAAAGCGTGTTGCACCACCGCTTCGGTGAGCGGGCGCACCAGCTGCGCCAAGAAGCCGGCAAGAACACCGGTACGGTCCGCTTTGATGTGGATGGCCATACCGTGATTGCCGACCTTCCCAAGAAGGTGGAGTACGACCAACGCAAGCTCAAGGAAGCCGTCGAGGCCCTGCGCAAGTGGGGCGAGAACCCAGAGGACTACGTGAGCCTGGAGGTCAAGGTCGCCGAGGCGAAATACACAGCCTGGCCGCCAGCAGTGCGCCAACTTTTTGAACCCGCTCGCACCCTCAAAGCAGGCAAGCCCACCTACAAGCTCGAGCGCATCGTGGACGGTGCTGTGCCCGAGGCAGCGAACGACAGCCAGTTTGGGGAGAACGACTGATGGCCATCACCCTTGCGCAACTCAACCGTGCCGGCGCGCCTAAGCCCCCGCGCATCCTGATCCACGGTGTGGCCGGCGTCGGCAAGACCACCTTCGCGGGTCAGGCCAACAAGCCCGTGTTCATCCAGACCGAAGATGGGCTGGGAACCAACTCCGCGGCGAATTTTCCGCTGTCTCGGACCTTCGACGAAGTGATGGAGGCACTCGCTGCGCTCTACACCGAGCAGCATGACTTCGCCACGGTCGTCATCGACAGCGTGGACTGGCTCGAACCGCTGGTCTGGGCCAAAGCCTGCCGCGACAACGGCTGGAATTCGATCGAGGACGCCGGGTACGGCAAGGGCTACGTTGCGGCCCTGAACCTCTGGCGCCAGTACATCGATGGCCTCAACGCCCTTCGCGACGACCGCGGCATGACCGTGGTGCAGATCGCGCACACCGACATCAAGCGATTCGACTCGCCTGAGCACGACCCCTACGACCGTTACGTGATCAAGCTCCATGCCCGCGCAGCGGCATTGCTGCAAGAGCACTCGGATGTCGTGCTGTTCGCCAATTACCGGATTTCCACCGTCAAGGCGGACGTCGGCTTCAACAAGAAGGTCAGCCGTGCCGTGGGCTCCGGCGAGCGTGTGATTCACACGGTCGAGCGCCCAGCCTTCCTGGCCAAGAACCGCTACGACCTGCCCGACACGCTTGCCCTTGAGTGGTCTGCCTTTGCGCAGGCCATGCCTGAAACCTTGCATCCCACCCTGATCCCTTCCACCACCACCCGCACCTGAAAAAGGAGAAAACACCATGGCTTCATTCGGACAAACCTTCGACGCATCCTCTGTCGCGCCCAGCACCGGTTACGACGTCCTGCCCCCTGGCAAGTACCTTGGCCAGATCGTGGCCAGCGAAATGCGCCCGACCAAGGACGGCACCGGCCAGTACCTGTATCTGGAGGTCGACATCCTCGATGGACAGTACGCCGGCCGCAAGCTTTTCGACCGACTCAATCTGGTCAACGCCAATCCTGACACGGTAGAGATCGCCAAGCGCACGCTGTCGTCGATTTGCCGCGCCGTGGGCAAGATGCAGGTGAGTAACTCCGAGCAGTTGCATCTGATCCCGATCACCCTTGATGTGCGCGTGCGTCCACCCAAGGGCCTGTACGGTGAGTCCAACTCCATCCGATACCTGCCGCGAGCCGGCTCGGCGGGTGCTTCGGCTTCATCCACCCCAGCATTTCTTCAGCCACCGCAGGCAGAGACTGGCCGTCCAATCGCGACAGCACCCACCATGACGCCAGCGGCCAACGGGCTGCCCTGGAAGCGCCACGCCTGAGGAGTCATTGCGCATGCATGAGCACGCTCCAGCGGCTATGCCGATCCGACTGCCCAGCACCTTGCAGGGCTGCCGTGAGCGGTTGGCCGCACTTCAAGATGAGATCGCGTCCATCCGGATCCAGATTGCCACGACCGACATCCGTCGCCAGACAGAAAAGAAGTCGCTCGATGCCACCTGGTTCCACCGGGCCAAGACAGCGCTGCGCCTGAAACAGCAGGAGCTGGCGCAGCTGACCGCTCACATGGCCAAGCTCAACTCCGCTGAGCCTGGGGGCTACCGAGAGCGGTTCAAGGATGCGCTGATTGAGGTGCTGCGCGCCGACTGCGACGATGAGCGCTGGCAGTCAGCGGTGACCCGAGCCCGGGAGCTTCACGCTAAGCAGGGGGTGCAGCATGGCTGAATTGCCCAGCATCACCAGCCCCACCCGAGAGGCGATCTTCGCTGCCTACGAGGCCGACGCGGGAGACGGGTTTCGTGCCCACCTTGGCGCGTCGCTGATCGGCAAGGAATGTGAGCGCGCCCTCTGGTTTGATTTCCGCTGGGTTACCCGCGCCCGGCATCCTGGCCGACTCTTGCGCCTTTTTGAAACCGGCCAGTTGGAAGAAGCCCGGCTGGTTCAGAACCTGCGCCGCACTGGCGCGACAGTTCTCGAAGTTGATCCGGACACAGGTCGCCAATTTCGGGTCCAGGCGCATGGTGGCCACTTTGGTGGCTCGCTGGACGGGGTAGCCATCAACCTGCTGGAGGCGCCCAAGACCTGGCACGTGCTGGAGTTCAAGACTCACTCGGTCAAGAGCTTTAACGACCTGATGGCCAAGAAAGTGCGCGAGAGCAAGCCGCTGCACTTTGCCCAGATGCAGACCTACATGCACCTCATGGGCTTGACCCGTGCGATGTACCTGGCCGTCTGCAAGGACACAGACGACGTTTACGTCGAACGGCTCGAGGCCGATCCGGCTTTTGCGCAGGGCCTATTGGCCAAGGCGGAGCGCGTCATCTTCGCGGCCACCCCACCGCCGCGCATCAGCACCGATCCTGCCTGGTACCAGTGCCGCATGTGTGACCACGCACCGGTCTGCCACGCGGGTGCAGCGGATGCGGCGGCCCCCGAGATCAATTGCCGCACCTGCCTGCATGCGACCCCAGTCGACGGTGGGTGGCACTGCGCACGCCATGACCGTCGGCTGACAGAGGCCGACCAGCGCGCTGCCTGCGCCATGCACCTCTTCATCCCATCGCTGGTGCCGGGCCAGCAAGTCGATGCGGGCGAGGACTGGGTCGAGTACGAGTTCGCCAGTGGGAATCGCTGGCGCGACACCGGTATGAACAAGTATGCGAACACCTTTTAAGGAGCACAAGCATGAGCCTAAACCTGCGTCCCTATCAAAGCGGTGCCATTCAAGGCATCTACAACTACTTCCATGAGGACACCGGAAACCCGCTGGTGGTCATCCCGACCGCTGGCGGCAAGTCACTGGTCATGGCCACCTTCGTCGAGGGCGTGCTCAAGGCCTACCCGGACCAGCGCATCCTGATCGTGACCCATGTGCGGGAGTTGATCGAGCAGAACTACACCGAGCTCAAGAAGCTCTGGCCGCAGGCCCCAGCGGGCATCTATTCGGCCGGTCTCAAGCAGCGCGACATCCATGCACGCATCCTTTTTGCCGGCATCCAGTCGATCCACAAGCGGGTCTATGACGTCCAGCAGTGTGACCTGGTGCTCATTGACGAGGCGCACCTGATTCCGCGCTCGAGCAACACCATGTACCGGCGCTTTCTGTCTGACTTGGCCCGCCTCAATCCCCAGATGAAGGTGATTGGCCTGACCGCTACGCCGTACCGGTTGGACTCAGGCCTTCTGCATGAAGGCGATGACGCCATCTTCACCGACATCGCCTATGAGGTGTCGGTGCGCGAGTTGATCGACCAGGGCTACCTCTCCCCGCTGATCTCCAAGCGCATGGCCACCCAGATTGACCTGACCGGCGTGGGCACCCGTGGCGGCGAGTTCATTGCCAAGGACCTGGAGGCTGCGGTCGACAAGGACTCGATCACCCAGGCCGCTGTTGACGAAATCTTCTCCTACGGCAAGGACCGCAAAAGCTGGCTCATCTTCTGCGCCGGTGTGGACCATGCCTACCATGTGCGCGATGCGATTCGTGCGCGTGGCGTGAGCTGCGAGACCATCGTCGGGGACACACCTGGTGCGCAGCGCGAGTCCATCATCAATGACTTCAAGGCCGGCAGGATTCAATGCCTGACCAACGCCAATGTGCTCACCACCGGGTTCAACGCCCCGGGCGTTGACCTCCTGGCCATGCTGCGTCCCACAAAGTCGGCGGGACTGTATGTCCAGATCGTGGGTCGCGGTTGTCGGTTGGCCCCTGGCAAGACCGATTGCCTGGTCTTGGACTTTGCCGGCAACATCGCCCGCCACGGCCCCATTGATGCCGTCAAGCCCAAGCGGCCCAAGGGCGGTGAGGATGGCGTCGCACCCACCAAAGCCTGCCCCGAGTGCGACAGCATCGTGCACGCCTCGGTGCGCACTTGTCCTGATTGCGGGCATGTGTTCCCGCCGCCCGAACTCAAGATCGAAGCCAAGGCCAGCAACCTGGACATTTTGACCTCCGGCAAGTCCGAGTGGGTACCGGTCACCCGTGTCTCCTACGCCCGACATGACAAGCCGGGCAAGCCGCCGTCATTGCGGGTGGACTACTGGAGTGGGCTCACGCACCACAGCGAGTGGATCTGCATCGAACACCAGGGCTATCCGCGCCAGAAGGCAGCCTCCTGGTGGGCCAACCGCGCCCAGGGCTTGCCGCTGCCCCGCCGGGTGGATGAGGCGATCGCCTGCGCAGCCAAGCTGCGCTGCCCCTCCGAGATCGCCGTCCGCCCCAGCGGTCGCTACACCGAAGTCGTCGGAGCCCGGTTTCCATGATGTGCGTGATCTGCCGCAGGGATGCCCGCGGCTATGGATTCGCACCTCGCTACATCCGTTTGGACGCGCCAGACAGCAAACAGTGCTCTCGGCGCTGCCAGAACATCACTGCAAGGTTGAAGGGAATGATCGATCCAAACAAACACGAAGCCAATGCGCTGGCAGCCGCCGGCATGAGCGCGGGCGCCTACGTCGAGGAGATCGGCAAGACCGATCTGGCAAGCTGGACCGAGCAGGAGTGGGCGACGCTCATCGATGTGGCTGTCACCGCATTTCAAGACTTTCTTCGCCAGGCCTATGCCGATGACCCACCGTTTTGAGGAGCGCCATGACAAACAAAAACTACATGGCGCAGTTGGGCGCTACCCTGGTCGATCGCGGCTTTCCGATCCTGCCGATTCAACCCAACACCAAGAAGCCAGGGCTGTACAAGCTTGGCGCCTGGCACGAGTACCCCAAGTGGAGCCGGCATTGCGAGCGTGACACCACCGACAACGAGGTCGACATCTGGGGCAACTGGCCTGAAGCGGGCATCGGCATTGCCGCGGGCCGGGTGATCGGCATTGACATCGACATCCTCGATTCGCCCACCATCGCGTTGGAGATCGAGGCGCTGGCCAAGCGGATGCTGGGCGACACACCTGCGGTTCGCATTGGCCATGCACCCAAGCGCCTGCTGGTCTACCGAGCCGTGCAGCCGTTTTCTGGCTTCAAGTACCCGCCCATTGAGGTGCTTGGGGTCGGCCAGCAGTTCATCGCCTATGGCATCCACCCCGATACCGGCAAGCCCTATGACTGGCCAGTGAGCACCTTGGCGGACCTGAGCCCTGATGACTTGCCTGGGATCACGGAGGCCCAGGCCCGGGAGTTCGCCAAGGAGGCCTACCGCTTGATTCCGGCCGAGTTGCGTCCCAAGACCCTGGGCGTCGGCCTGCGTGCGCCGATGGAGTGTGCCAACCTGCCTGAGCAGCGTGGCACCTATGAGGCTGTTGAAGATGCCCTCAGGCACATCGTCAACGCGGATCTGGATTACGACAGTTGGGTCCGTATTGGGATGGCCATCAAGGGGGCGCTGGGCGATGAAGGCTGGCCATTGTTTGAGGCATGGTCCGAAAGCTCGCAGAAGAACGACCCCAAGACGACGGCACGCAGTTGGCGCAGCTTTGCCCCCCAGCGCATAGGCGCCGGCACGATCTACAAGCTGGCGCTGGATAACGGGTGGGAGCCCGACGCCGAGATGCAGTTGAACGGCGAGATCGTGATGAACGGACATCACCCGGCGCGTGAGTTTCTGCAGGCACTCCAAGCCGCTGACCCTATTTCCATTGAACCGCAGGAAATCTCTCTGCCTCCGCCCAAGCCCATGCCGGTCGGTTGGGATCAGGTGGGGGGTGTGATCGCAGACATGATGGCCTTGATGGCAGCGACGGCCAAGCGCCCTCAGCCGGTGCTCGCTCTCGGTGCGAGCCTGTGTGCGATCGGGGCACTGATGGGGCGCAAGTACCGAACCGAGAGCAACATCCGTTCGAACCTTTATGTGGTCGGCATCGCCGAGAGTGGTGCCGGAAAAAACCATAGCCGTGTGGTGATCAACGAACTGTTTCGCAAGGCCAACCTGCTGCAGTACTTGGGCGGCAACAAGATCGCATCGGGCTCAGGCCTGTTGACAGCCATCCAGCGCCAGCCTGCGATCCTGTTCCAACTCGATGAGTTCGGGATGTTTCTCTCGGCAGCGGCCGACCGCAAGCGTTCACCGCGTTATGTGTGCGAGATCCTGGACCTGATGACCGAGCTCTACACCACCTCGGGCACCACCTATTTCGGGGTCGAGTACGCCAGCACCCAGCACAACAACGCCCACCGGGCCATTCACCAGCCATGCGCTTGCATCTATGGCACGACGACGCCTTTGCACTTTTGGCAGGCGTTGCAGGCGTCCAACGTGGCAGACGGATCGCTGGCTCGCTTTCTGATCATGGAAAGCGAGGACGACTTCCCGGACAGCAACGAGGCGTTTGGCGTCATCGACCCGCCCCAAGACCTGATTGACCGGCTGATCCTTATCCACCAGGGAGGGGGCAAGCTCAACGGCAATCTCACGGATGTGGGTGCCATCGATGAGGTGCTGGTGGATCCCCGCGTGGTCCCGATGACTCCGCAAGCCAGAGCCACCTTCCGGCAGCTTGACCAGGAGTTGGTCGAGCGCCTTCGTACATCGCGAGGCACCGGGTACTCGTCCATTCTTGCCCGGATAGAGGAAAACGCCACCAAGCTGGCACTCATTCGTGCGGTCTCGCGTGACCCAGTGGACCCCCAGATCGAGGATCACGATGCCGAGTGGGGGATCATGCTCTCGCGCCACTGTGCTGAGCTCACGATCCGTGAAGCATCTGCCCGTGTGTCCGAGAACCAGGTCGAGTCCCACCACAAGCGGGCCATGCAGATCCTGCGGGATGCAGGCATGGCCGGTATGTCCAAGAGCGACTTCACCAGGCGCACCCAGTTCATGGATCATCGCCAGCGTGACGGGGTGTTGCGTACCCTGGCTGAGGCTGGGCTGATCGAGATGATGGCCTTGCAAAGCAAGGGCCGCCCGGCCCAGTGGATCAAGGTCATATGAGGTGCGGGTGGCGCCCAGATGGGCTTGCTTCAGTAATTTCATCTTTCAAACCCCCCACTAGAGATACACATATAAAAAGTGGGGGCCTAGAGCCTCGCGCGCGCGAAGGCCCCCCAGACAGAGACAGAGAGAAGGAGAACTAGATTGAAATAAATAAATATTGAAATATCTCTCTACTACTCCAAGGCCCATGCACTTGGCGTTGAAAGATGAAAGATTGAAGCCGGCTCTGGCTACGGCCACGTGAGCCGCTTCGACTTTCCCGAAGCCGTAACAGAAACGGACATGAGGGAGCCGCACCAGCCCTGACCCGGCGATGCCTGAGCTCCTCCAGGTCGCTTGAACAAGTTGGCACGAGCGCTTGTTCGCACCCTTGGAGGACTTCCCCGATGCATCGCACACAAGATTCACAACCCAACGCCACACCCCAAGCCGTTCTGGCGCTGGACCTGGGCACCACGACTGGCTGGGCTCTGAGCCTGCCGGATCGCTCGGTCACCCACGGCTATGCCAGCTTCAAGCCCCAACGATTCGAGGGTGGCGGTATGCGCTACCTGCGCTTTCGTCGCTGGCTCGATGAACTCCTGGCTACGACGGCCCCGAGAGGCGCCGCATCTGGGCTGGACGCGGTTTATTTCGAGGAAGTGCGCCGTCACCTTGGAGTCGATGCCGCGCACGCCTACGGCGGCTTTCTGGCAACCCTGACCAGCTGGTGCGAGCACCAAAAGATCCCGTACCAGGGCGTCCCCGTGGGCACGATCAAGCGCCATGTGACCGGCAAGGGCAACGCTGGCAAGTCCGAGATGGTTTCTGCCGTGCGTGCCCGAGGCTACCTGGTGGCCGATGACAACGAGGCAGATGCTTTGGCCGTCCTGGACTGGGCATTGGCGCAAGGCGCTGGGCGCACTTCGGGAGGTGCCCGTCATGGCTAAAAAACCGGTCACGCAACCCCTGGAGCACGGCAGCGTCGTTCACCTGGCCGGCGGCAGGCTTGCCGAGTGGAACAGCCTCGCCGAAGAGGGTACGAGCTACCGCACCGAGCACTTTCGCTGCATTGACTCCCTGGGCATCTTGCTGCGCAACGGCTCAATCACGCCTCAAATGCACGATGCAGGGCAGGACTTCAACCGAACCTTTGTCTTTGCCCAGATGGACCCGGCAGGCGCTCCGCCGCTCACACGGATTCCCGGTGGCCAGTGGAAGGACAGCATGACCGAGCGTGTGGTCTGGGCGCGCAAGCGCATGCATGAGGCGCTCGACGCAGTTGGCGGAATCAGCAGCCCGGGGGGCTGCGCCGTTTGGCATGTGGCAGGTCTGGGCCGCAGCGTAAAAGAGTGGTCCGCCGTTGAGGGGTGGAACGGGCGAACGCTCAATCAGTACGAGGCCAAAGGCATCCTGGTCGGTGCGCTCGCGGTGCTTGCAGTTCACTACGGATATTCACGCTGAAAGTGCTTGACCGATATATATCGATGAGATACGATTCAGCTAATCACTCAAATTACGCCCGCCCAGTTCTTCTCGGTGGGCGTTTTGTTTTCTGCCCTTCAAACCCGCCCCATGCACCAGGTGCTGCGAGGCGGGTTTTTTATTTCAGGCCTTCATGAACCCCATCAAACTCG